GCTAAAGATAAAGATAAAGATAAAGATAAAGATAAAGTCTTTAAGAATAAGATAAAACAAATAAAAAGAAAGGTGTTTAAAATTCCAAATGAAAATGAAGTAATTAAATATTGCAAAGAAAGGGGCAATTCGGTTAATGCGAAGAGATTCATATCCTTTTATGAATCTAAGGGTTGGATGGTAGGGAAGAACAAGATGAGGGATTGGGAGGCTGCTGTACGTTCATGGGAGCAAGCGGAGCAGAACAACAATAGTTCGATAAAGGGTTCGAGTCGGGCATTCATACAGGAATCGGATAAGAACCGGGAACGTGATTTCTAAATACAAATTCAGACCTCACAAGGGTAAACAGACAGAGTTTTTAAAATCTACTTCTAACTGGATATTTTACGGTGGAGCGAGGGGGGGTGGTAAGTCTCTTATGCTTGCATGGAAGGCAGCGTTAGTCCCGAGGGTTTACCATTACGAGCGTTTAAGGCGCAGAATAGAGCCGGAACAGGTAAAAGTCTTAAAAGCAGAAGGTAAGTCTGTTAAAACGGTTGTTGATTCTGTGTCTATTGATTTTCCAGATTATATTGGAATCCTGATGCGTAGGACGTTTCCGCAGCTCGAGAGGAACTTGAAGCCAGAATGTGATAAGTTGTATAAGCTCTATGGTGCGAACTGGCAGGAAAGGAATAAATGCTATGTGTTCCCCAGTGGTGCAAAGATTTATCTGGTACACTGCCAAGACAGAAGGGCGTTGGACAACTACATCGGTGGTAACTATAATTTTATTGGGGTTGATGAAGCGAATCAGTTCCCGGAAGACTGGATAGAAGAGCTTTCAACATCGGCTCGTACTGACAATCAATTACTGCAGCCGCAGATGTGCCTGACATCAAATCCGGGCAATATCGGTCATATCTGGTTGAAAAAGAAATTTATTGACAGATGCCCCCCGATTGTTATCGGTGAAAAAAAATACAATCAAGAATTTGATGTTTATTACCAAAGGTTTAAATCGGGTGACCCGTTTATTGATGAAGAAGGGATTAGCTATCATTTTATACCGGCAACTGTTTTTGATAATCCAACTCTTTTGAACAATGACCCCAATTACGTTAGAAAATTAAAAAACCTGAATCCTGTCTTGAGAGCCATGTGGTTAGAAGGACGATGGGATGTTTTTGCGGGTACTTATTTTGATAACTGGAACCCAATGTATCACGTTATCTCAAAAGCGCATTTCCAATATGGAGTCCATTTTAAAAAGAATACACATACCCTTTACAGATTTTACGACTATGGAACAAAAGCACCGTTTGTGTGTTTGTTTGCTGCCGTAGACCGTGACGACAATATGATAATATTCGATGAAATAACCGAGACTGGGTTATCTGCTTCCAAACAGGCAAAAAAGGTCAATGAGTACACATGGGAAACTTATAAATTGAAACCAGATGATTTCGATGATGATATTGCCGACCCCGCATATTGGACTAAACACTCGGAAAAGGAAGGTATGTTATACTCGCCCGCAGATTTTTATAGCGATAGTGGAATCTTCTTATCCAAGGGGAATAATGACCGTAAAGCTGGAGCTAAAATTGTTTATGAAGGACTGTCTATGCCAGACGAAGGAAATCCAAGAATACGATTTACAGATAATTGTTTGCAGTGTATTGAAACATTTCCTAATTTACCATCGGCAGAAAATGACCCCGAAGACATTGATACCAAAGCGGACGACCATCACTACGATGCGTTGCGCTACGGTGCATTGAAAGTTTTGCCAAGCCTTGCTATATATGAAAAACGAAAAAAAGGATGGCGTTATCGAATCGGAAAAAAAGATTCTGGTGGTAGCACAAGCTGGAAGACAGCCTAATGGCTAAAGACACATATAACAACAATTCACCATCTGGGTCACAGTATGCGGCAGGGGTTCTATCCAAACAAGCCGACAAAGTCCTGAAGTGCTGGAAATTCAGTAGGGACTCTTTTGAGAATTCAAGGGAAGATTCCGAAAAAGCCGTTAGATATCTGAATGGAGACACCTTCACTTCCGCAGAGAGAACAAACGCCACAAAATATAAGAAACCACTTTTAAAATATAATATCATTACACCCATCATCTCAACACTGGTGGGGAATGAACAGCTAAACAGAAAAACAGCGAAATTTAAACCAACGACCATAGAATCAGTTCAGGTCAGCGATATACTGCAGGGCAGATGGAACGCTATTATCGATGAACAGGACTTGGAAGATAAACTGCAGATTGCGTTTATTGATGCCCTGACAACTAAACTCGGCGGGTGGATACAGCGGAGCTGGGAAGTGAACGAAGAAGGATACTTGGATTTTAAGTACGATGTACTGAATAATTTTCGTGTATATGTAGACCCGGAGACACGGGCAAATGACTATGATTTAAAACACTGCCGCTGGTTGGTCAAGGAAGGCTGGGAACCGCTGGACGTTATCAGCGAGAAATACAGCATTGACCCATACGACGTAAAAGTCGAAAGGTCAAAAGCGTGGTATAATGCACTCTCTGAGACAATCCGTCGCATGACAGACAAAACCTATTCATCGAACCTTGAGAACTATGACAAGGTAAATGACCGCTATCGGGTGCTTGAGATGCAGGAACGGGTAACCACCAAAATGGTCAATGTCTTCGATGGTAATGACTACATGGTAATGTCAAGAGTTGAGTTTAAAAAACTTGAGAAGGAAAACCCCAGCCTGATGATGGTCAATGAATTCAATAAAGACCAGATTCATGTGACAACAATCGTTCCCTATTTTAAGAATCTTATCGTCAAAGACGAAGACACGGAACAACCTACATCAAATTTTGACTGCTTTCCCGTCTGGAGTTACAGCTACAATGTCCAGATAAACGAACAAACATCACTTGTTGACCATCTGCTCGATATTCAGGACGATGTAAATAAGGCTAAATCACAGGTGCGGGACTATGTGACCCAGATACTTTCAGGCGGTATATTTATTGATAAGCGTGAAAAAGAGACTATCAAAGCTTTGAAGGAGAAAGGAAATCAACCAAATATGGTTTATGAACTGAACAACCCTTCCATACTGCCACAGAGACTTTCTCCTTCTTCTCTTCCCCCGGATATTATGCTCAATGCAGAAAACAGCGTTGCTTTTGCACAGAGAGTGTCGCTGATATCGGAAGCCATGAAAGGCGAAACCGCACGGTCAGGTGAGTCCGGGGTGCTGTTTGAACAAAAAGTTCAAAGGGCTGCAGCCGCTATTAATCCATACTTTAAAAACTTAAGCCGACTGAGAAAAATTCTCGCAAAGGACTTCGTTGACAATTTCAACCATGTGTATTCCGAGATGGACAGGGTCATGCGGGTGAAAGAAGGCGATGTGTTCTCCGAAACGATTATGAACCTGAGCGTCGGGGCGCAGGTTTTCAACGATGTCCGCAACCCTTCTCTCTATGTGGAACTTGATGAAGGTGAAAGCAATATCACTCAGAAGGAAGATAGCTTCAACCGTATGGTCGCCTTGGCAAACCTGATTGGCTCTATTAATCCACAACTCGTTGATATTAGAACACTCGTGGAGAATGCACCCATCTCAGGCTCAGAAAAATTTGTAGAATACATCGACCAGACCATGCAGATGCAGGCAGATGCTGCCCAACGTCAGTCAGAACTGGATTCAACTAAACAGACTCTTGAAAACATGAAGACCGAGCGTGGTATGGTTACCGATGAAGAAAAATTAAGACTGGATGCTCAAAAAATTGGGCAGAACAAAACAAAACAAGGAGCTAAATAATGCCTAAAAAGAAATATTCAAGTTATAAAAGAGGCGGGAAAGTAAAAAAGGAAAAGACAGACCCGAAAGAAAGCAGATGGTGGTATCCATTAACTGCAAAACATGAATTTAGCAGTAGGGGACATAAGGTAGAAAAAGGTGACCCTATTACCGGAGGAGGGGGTTTTATCCCCGATATATTTACGGGTGGGAAGCCAACAAGGGAGTTCTTTGCTGATTTAGATGAGTGGGGAAAAAAATATACATTAAAAAAAAAGAAGTATAAGGGTGGCGGTAAAGCCGATACTGTATCAGCAATGCTTACACCGGGTGAGGTTGTTTTGAATGCTAAACAACAGGAAAAGTTAGGGAAACTCGTTGGGTTATCTTCTTCAGAATTGTTTGGTAAAATTGGAGTGCCGGGGTTTGAAGATGGTGGGAAAGTAAATAAGAAAACGAAATATTCAAGTTATATAATTGGTGGTAAAGTAAAGAAAGAGAAACGAATGCCCCGAGACCTCACCCCTGAAGAACTAAAGAGGTTCAATGAAATGCATGACAAGGCTTTTACCAAAGAACTTTTAACGGGGAAAAAAACCAAGTTGCCTCACCCAAAGAAATTAAAGAAGGGGGAAATTAGAAGGGATTCATATTATGACAAACAAGGTCGCCCTGTCCCTGACCCTTACGAAAGAGATTGGGAGCCTAAAAAAGTTTATATGAAATCAAAGTTGAAGAAAAAACCGTAGTAGGTGACATCATTAATGAAAAAGACAACAGCTCTTTTAGTTTTAGTTGGTTCAGTATATGGTCAGAACTTCATAACAAATTTTTTTAAGTATTCCACCGCATATGCAAGTTTTAGTCTAAACGCACCAAGATATCAGGAAGACAGGTTTACAATAGTTGGTGGATTGAGTACGGGTGTATTGGAAATTGATAGAGAGGAAAGAGAGCTAAAACCAGACTTTCAAACAGCATTTGGCTTAAGAAAGATTGGAAGATTTAAGTATGAACCGAAGCGTGGTGTAAAAAATGCTGGTGTTGGTGGAACTTGGTATGACGGCAGCGAGAAAAACACAAATGAAGGGGCGAATGTCGGTGTAGTAAAAGGATGGGAATATTTAATTAAGTTCACAGAAGGTCGCCAGTGGGGCAGTGAATATCTCAATCAGGAATATTGGTTACGTTATACA